CATTTTAACTGTTCGTATGTACCCACCCTGCAATATATCGCACATTTAGGCACTTGTTTCTTTTTCTTCACAAATAACATTTTCGACCAACCTTTCCTTAAAGTTCCATACAATTTTTATACGCTTGCATACGCTTTACACTTGTTATCTTTTGGGATAAATCCTGACTGTACATTGCATTAGTCAAATTTTTCAGTGCAACATCAACACCACAGGTAACACCTTGATAATCAAGACTGTCATAATTATCATTTACGGATATAAAGCGAACTCTCCACTCAGGAAATATCTTATCTGTATATCTACCGGCCTCAATGTAGTTTCTTGCAAATCTTGATAAGTCCTTTACGATTATACAGTGTACGAGATGCATTTCAGCCAAAACTAATAAGCGTTTCATTCCGGGACGATTGAAATTAGTCCCCGAATATCCATCGTCAACAATTTCTATTACCTCTACATCCTTATCTGAAAAAACAGCGGATATATGTAGATCTATTAAATCACGCTGATTGCCAATACTATCACTTTCAACGCTATCTCCATCTTCTAATGAGAGGCGCAAATATTTCAATATAATGTATTTGTTATCCTGCATACTCGTCACCTCCGTTCGCTAAATCAAAATATTCTGCAAGAGTGTCTTTGTGTTTCCATTCAATTTCAATTCTGCTATCGGCATATACTTTAACGCATTTCACAAATTCATTAAGCATGGATGCTGAAAGTTTTTTCAATGAAGAATATTGTCTGAGTTCACTTATCCATCTATCGGCTGTGAATAATTTATTGAATTTACATCTTTGTTTTTCAAGTAATTCCAATTTTTCTGCAGCCTGTGCTAGCTCCAGCTCAAACTGATTTCTTAAGATGTCATATTCTTCTTCATTAAGTATCTGCATTGCGTAATCTTTCGCAGTTCTTACTCTGTTTTCCTTAATATAAGCAACAGTTGATAATGTCTCACTTATCTGTTTTGTTAAAGAATACATCGCTTGCTTAGTTTCAGGCGAATTTGCCGACCTTTGCATAGAATTCTCAATTTTTGTCAAGGACATTATCTGCATTTTTATCGACTGATGAACTATGTTTGTCAAAATGTCTTCCCTAATTGATTTCATTTCGCTGCCATCTTTATATATGGCATGGTGTCTGCAGTAGAAATGATTTTTATTCTTGCCATCACTTGAACCGCTTCTTACCATCTTATGACCACATTCTCCGCAGATTACTTTACCCTTAAATATATTTTCTTTTTTATGAGTTTTTCTAACGGCAGGCTTTCTGTCATATTCTGCAAGCATATCCTGTACCTTATAGAAATCTTCTTTGGAAATAATGGCTTCGTGTGTGTTTTCCACAATAATCCAATGGTCTTTATCCATAACTTTAAGAGGCATATTGTTATAAAGAGAACGTTTTGTTCTTCCCTGCACCATATTTCCGATATACATTTCATTCGTGAGGATTTTCATAACAGTAGTTTCTCGCCAATATTTCATATTAGCATATTTTTCACTCTTAAATATGCCTTTATCATATTTATATTTGCCTGGTGGCGCTATACCCTTTTCAACAAGCATCCTACAAATAGAAACAACCCCGTATCCTTCGAGTTTCCATTTAAAAATCATCTTAACAACACGAGCTGCTTCAGGATCTACAACAAGTTTGTGGATATTGTCCTTAGATTTTGCATATCCATACGGACCAAATCCTCCGATATAATCGCCATTTAACTGTTTTGTTCTGAATGCAGCTGAAACTTTTCTTGATGTATCTTTCGCATATAATGCATTTATAACATTTTTTATAGGAACAGTAACATCATACGGTGAAACATGATTATCAACATTATCATTTATGGCAATAAATCTTACTCCGAGCAATGGAAATATCTTTTCTACATACTCTCCCATTTCTATATACTCACGACCGAATCGGGACAAGTCTTTTACAACAATACAATTAACTTTTCCGTTATAGACATCATACATCATCTGTTGAAACCCCTCACGGTCAAAGTTTGTCCCAGATTTACCATCATCACAATAGATTTCGTACAAAACCATATCACTCTTATCTTTTATATATTCAAGTGATATCTGTTTTTGAAACTCTAACGTGCCAACATTTCTTATATTTTCTTCGTTAGAAATCCTTATGTAAATTGCCACATTATAAATTGGCATAGTTACAGACGGAGCCTGAGTTACATGGTTAAGTCGTTTACTCTTCCTTGCCATTAAACCGCCTCCCTGTTATTTACATTTTCTAACAACCTTATAATTTCCTTATATTTATCTTGGTAGTTAAACACTACAACAATTCTCTTATCCTCATAAACGCAGATTTTCTCAACCAGATTTGCAAGTGCAGACCTATTGAGAAATTTAATCTCATTATTTTCAGACAAAAGTTTAATCCACGCAATTTTCTTTTCGACTTCTTCATTGATATTTTCTTTTTCAAGTACCAATGCATCCATTTCTTTTTCAAGTTTTGCAATGGATTTTCTTATATCGTTGCATATTTCTCTGCCACTGACTCTGTTCTCAAGCTCGTCATTACATCTGTTTTCCACGATTTCTATTGTTTTCAAAAGGTCATCTATTTCCTTTTTTTTCGCAGATATAATGCCTTCAAGTTCCTGTAATCTAACACTTTTAATTTCATCAGGAGAAATTACATCCACCTTATCTGCCAAGTCAGCCACATTATTGCAATATGTGTGCAATGCTGCAAATACTGCTTTATAGATATCCTCTTCACGGATTCTATGCGAGGTACATCCTAACCCTAATTTATTTGATGCGCACATATAGTAAGCATAGGTTTTATCTTTGTATTTCGATGTTTTCCTAATCAATGAATCACCGCAATCTCCACACTTCAAAAACCCTGAAAACAAATATGGTTCGCTCCTACCGGGACTAACTCTCGTATCCTGTTTCATCAGATTTTGTATTTTCTCAAAAAATTCCGTTGGAATGATTGCCGGATGGTTATTTTCTATAACAACCCACTGGCTTTTGTCCTTCTCAATTATTTTCTTTACCTTATAATTTATAGTTGTCCTTCTTCCCTGCACTAAGGTTCCAGTATAAATTATATCGCTCAATATTCTGATAACTGCTGATGCAGTCCATTTCGCAATATGTCTCTTTTGAGTATTCGCTGAGAAGTTATCTCCTCTAATCTTCCTATACTCTGCAGGAGAAGGAATATTCTCAACATTCAGTTTATTGGCAATAGCGCTAGCGCTTATACCCATAAATCGCATTGTATATATTCTTTTGATTGTACTGACGGCACATTCGTCGATCTCAATTCTATGCTTATCATCTTTGCACTTCTGATAACCCATAACCACAAACGGACCAATATATTCGCCTTTTTTTCTTTTAACTTCAAGTTGGCTTCGAATTTTAACCGAAGTATCACGAATATATGAGTCATTAAGAATGTTCTTAAATGCAATAACAAGCTTTGTATTGTTGCTGTCATCATCTTTATAGTCAATATTATCATTGATAGATATAAACCGTATTCCCAACGCAGGAAAAAGTTTTTCCAGATAGTATCCTGCATCAATATATTCTCTTGCAAATCTTGATAAGTCTTTTACAATAACGCAGTTGATCTTATTTTTCAGTATAAGACTCATCATTCTTTTAAAATCAGGTCTCTCGAAACTTGAACCTGAGTATCCATCATCCACGAATTCGTCATACAACTTTATTTCGGGATGTTTTTGTAAATATAACATTGCCAAATCTCTTTGATTGGCTATGCTGCAACTTTCTTCTTTATCGCCGTCTTCTCTTGAAAGTCTTAAGTATATTGCGGCAATATATTTAGTTGTAGACATAAAAAAACCTCCTGTCTATTAACACACAAATTAGTCAAACAAAACCTGTGTTAATATACAAGAGTTCCGAAGAATTCAATATTCAATTTAAAGTCTGTATATATTATAGCATAAATTCTTTAGAAAGTCCATACTTTTTTTAGAATTAGTTAAAATTTATAGGTTTTGCCCTAAATAAGTGTACTCATATAATCTACTACACAATCCTCTATACTCTTGTTGTTATCTGCAAATTCAAGCTTAACAACATATCCATTACATAAAAAACAATACGGATTCTTTATCTGTTCCACATAATCCTGCATTTTCTTTTCTACAGGATCTTTGGGATTTATTTTAACTGTTGCGATATCGACAAGCTCGTTTCTATCGACAGTTCGCACATCTGTATGTTTCATTTCAACATATTTACTCATAGTCATTTCTCCTTCTTCGATAAATACATAATTGAGAAATATTTTATAACGCCCCTCTTTAACAGCCGTTGGCTCGGCGTACATAGCATTTCAGCTCCGCCGGGTTCTCCGCCGGGACCGTAGTCAAGTATCAATTACTAACTGTATGTTTCATTGCATTCCGACCTGCCAAGTAAATCGGTTTATAATCTGGTATTTATCGCTCGTGCTTATGCAGTCATGGCGTACCAATTAAGGTGCTGGCGACTTTTACCGCCCATACAGTCTTACGATTAAAGAGGTGCTATTCACTTGTCAAAGTTCAAATAAATGATACAATTATCATTTTGTTAAAACATATCAATCCATATGATATGCTTTACCAAAAGAATAATCTTTTGGAAGGTTTCGCCCCTTGCCTTATGGTTGGATAAAACAAGGGGCTTTGCCTTTGGAACATTTATGCCACTTTAAAATTGATAATTAATTCATGAAGCTTCAATCGAAGACTCATATAAATATCCTCATCAATAATGTAGCCGACCTGACCTTGCTTATCTATAAACGGTATTTTTGAAAGCTTAATTATGTAAGGCTCATAATAATCGAATATAAATTCTTCTGCCTCATCATTACCATTCACAGCAGCACATATAATCTCATATGTCAAATCTTTCTTTTTATTATGTTTAATCTTCATTCCGTGAACCTCCTGTCATAGCATCATATATTTCATTTTTTAACTTTTGCTTTATCCGCTGAACTTTTGAACGTGACATCTGGAGCTTTTCACTTATCTCTTTGTCGCTCATATCTTCACACAAACTCAAATAAATTATATCTCTCTGATGTTGCTCCATAGCGTTAAGAACTTCATAAAGCAAATCATTTTTAACCGTCATCTTGAAATCCATAACAACAACTTTATTTTCAAGAAAGCTGTAATCATCATAAGTTTCCTTTTCAACCATAAATGATGCATCCACCAAGACTTCTCTTTCATTAAGTTTTGTATTCTTTCTATAAATATCAATTCTAAAATTATGTAATGAATCTCTCACCTTTTTCTTGAATTGATTGACAATACGCAGTTCATCAAGCATAACGGTTTTCTCCTCATTCAAAAAATTTTGATGAGGTTTTTGTGCTTCTATAATATATTCACGATGTAACTTGCCCGAATTGCCCACTTTTTTGCAAATTTCTTTAATTTCTTTCATTTTGATATCCTCCGTTCGTTTTTTTGTCAAAGCAAACGGTGGGCATTACGGATATCTGATACAGTAAAGATGCCATTTTACTGTCCAATATTCGATTTTATTGATTGCATCAAAAAAGACCGCAAGAAAACAGCACCCTGCTTTCCTATGGTCTTGAAAACGAGTTAAAGTTCTGCTATTAATTATCCTGTTTCTTTTGGGGTAATCTGTAGAACTTATCATAGGCACCTCATAAGACAAAAAAAGGTGCCACAGCCAAACAAGCTGCGACACCTATCCCATCATTATGCGATATGCTTCTTATTAAGTTAATTTATACACCTATGCACTAACCATTGAAGCACTGTCGCAACTATGTTTGCAAAGTATTCAAGACTTTCATATATCTTCTTTTGGTGCATCAAATCCGATATGATTTCATTGTCAATACGCCTTGTCTTTGAAAGATAAGCGAAAGTATGTCTTGCGTGTGGATTTTCCATT